TTTGATTAGCCATCCTATGGGGTTGAAGATGGTCCTCAGTATCTCACCGGGAGATGGAAGCATCCAACCCAATATCAATAGTCCTAGCATGATCCAGTTGGTGTTTGTGATGTTTATGATACCAGCTAGTGGTACAGCATCACCAGCAACTTCTGTTAGTATCTCTGTAGCCTGTTCAATCTGAGCATTGCCTGTAGCATCGGCTATAAGGGTAGCGCCTTTAGTAGCTAACCCAAGGCCCGTACAGGCTGTCAGAGTGAACAGGACTACGAACAGGGCTGCAAGGATTCTAGTTGTTATCATATGTCCGCCTCCGAAGAAGTTCTTCTAGGTGCAGAATAGTGGCTTTAGCTTCTGCCAGTGCTTCTCGTAGTTCTGCAATTTCTCGGAGTAGTGATTCTTTTTGGTAATTCAATTTACCGACTTGTTCGGATAGAGTATCAATCTGGTCTTGCAATGTCCTACGAAACTCTGATCGTCTTTCGTGTTCCTGTTCAGACCTCGCTTGAAAGAAGCGCCATAACCCTGCTGAAGATAGAAGTGCAACAATAACTGGCACCCCTACCATGCTCAGAAACTCAATGACCATCTGGTCTCTCCTTTAACTCGAAATGGGGGTAGTCCTTGAAGGTACGCCAGTCACCTCCCCAGACTATCGGAGTGTCGAGTATGTCGGCTGCTTTCTTCATAGCCTCTGCTATTGGGTAGAAGGCTTCAGGCTCCCATGATACGGGAATAGGGACTACATCGACTGCAAGTCCCTTTAGGTGTTTGGAGTTCATTGTCTGGCTCCTGCCAGTCTCGTAGTAGTGCCTTTGTTCTTCTATCGTTCTTAGTCCATCAGTGATCTCGAATGGAACCTCTGATATAAGCCTAGCAAGAAATACAACCTCATACAGGTCATCATGAATTTCTGCTAAATGCTCCATAGATCGTTCTGAGAAACCCCCCTCATGGGAATTAGGACCTCCCTCGTGGGAAATTGAGCTGGTAGCCCAGAAGACACTAAAGAGGGCTACCCAAAAAATGCCACTAAATACTAGGATGGTGGCTCTGGCCATACTACATTCCTTGGGTCTGTGGTGTTAGCTGGTAGGTCTCGGAGTTGCTGGCGGTAGGTAGCCCAAGCTGTAGCGTCTACAGGAGCATCAGGTACTTGGGTCCAGTCTGAATCCTTCAAAAACAAGGTACGGGTATTTCTAACCTCCAACCAAGCCTTGTCAATTTGTTGTTGCTCTATGTCAGCATCAGTTTTTCTTTGAGGTTGACCGTCAACAATGATATACTCTTCAGCAGAATAGTTCCCCTCAATAATCCCCCAATCGTATCCTGCATCCTCTCGTCTGCCAAAACAATGGCCCCTAATAATGCCCGTAGTTTCGTCGTACCTTGTATAATATTGTTTTGTCATTTAAAGTTTCTCAACACTATTGCTTCGACATTAACAGCAGGGGTGCTTGGTGTATTATCCAACCCAGTAATGTCCACCTCAACCCTAAAGTTATTGCTGCCAGAGCTTACATTAGCTGAACCAATTAAGAACCTACCCCCTAGTACTTGCGAGGCACCACTAGCACTTTCTGTAAGCATGGTAGTGCCATTAATTCTCAGCCTTGAAAAAGCAGTAGTTGTACCACTTGAGTATGACCCTGAAACAAAGATATAAGCTAGTACTACAACTTCTCCAGATGATGCCATGTTAAAAGACTGCTGCCAGTCATAGTTTCTGGTTATATCGGAATCATCGTAGCTAATGTTGTCTGTTACAGCATTATCAGCGATCTTACCTGTTATAACAGCATTGTTATTGATTTTGTCTGTTATTACTGAGTTGTTTTCAAGATCGTTGCTGACGATATCTTTAACGGTAGCACTAACAGGACCGATTAAAGAGCCTAGTGTATTGTTAGAAGTATCGTATGCTTGCGCCCAGAAATATCTCTGATCGTTAGCACTAAGACCACTTAGTACAAAAGACTCTCCCGTAATGTTTTGCTGACTAGCCCCGCTAATAGTAGAGTTCGTGTCGTAGTAAATCTTAGTGTAGCTAAAGTCATTGTTAATAGGGTTAGTCCAGTTGACATAAATCTCTCGTACACCACCAGATGCAGTCAGTCCTGTTACGTTAGTGGTAGAGTTTACATCACCAGAGCCAGCAATAACCGTAGGACCAAGGACACCGGGAAGAGTGGTGTTGTCAGACTCAAAGGCTACATCTTGATACTCGTCGTATGTAGTAGTAGTCGTCTCACGAAGCGTAAGGTTGGTCTGTAAGTCACCCCCATCTACAATACCAAAAGACCACTGCACAACCTCAAATATCTTGTTAGAAAAACCTAAACGAGTGTTAGTGATATTTACAATGTCGCCTACCTGCAAGGCAAAGGCTTGAAGACCAAAAGCTCCTGTCAGGGTAAGCTGACTACGGTTACGCTCAAGAGCAATGTTAGCCAGTCTTTGAGCTTCACCGGGAGTGTCAGTAAACGGTAAAGGCAAGTCCAGTACAGACTCTAGCCCCCCGTCTACATCAATAAAGGTCTGGCTAGAAACCAGAGGATAGTCGGTCATCTGGTAGTTACTAGCTGGCCCCTTGAATACCCCCCGTACTCCATTGAAGTTGTCCCTACGAGAGTGACGAGTAGAGATGCTCAAAGGCGACCGTAGATCGTCTTCAGTCAGTGTTACAGTGGGTGCAACATACTTACCAGCCAACATCCGCCACTTGCCCTGTGCGTACCATAGAGTTCCTGCACAGGTGCCTGTAAGTTGAGTTAGCAAGTCAATAGGAGTCTGAGAGGTTAGCCAAGCACCGTTACAGGTGTATCTGGTACTGCTATCAGTGGAAACAGTTTCATCACAGATATTGGCTGCTGTAGACACTTTTGTGTCATCAATGTTGCTAGTTGCCTCGCCAAGGCCGTAGTCAGAGTTAGTCAGGTAGTCACGAATAATTAGTGCTGGATTGTCAGACCAAGCTGTGGTGGCGGTACGAGGGTCATAGACTTTCTTACCTCGTACAACAGCAGTGACAGAGGGTAGGCCATTTTGGTAACGGTCAAGGTCGCCTTCTTCTTCAGGGCGGTCAAACTTGAACATGACAGCCAAGTGAGCAATACCCTGTAGCTTGTGGTTAGCAGTCCATTTGCCGCCACCAAAGTTGTTGCCATCAATAGACAGACTTTGGCCGTTTAGGCTGGTGGTATGTCCACCAAGCACCTTACGAATTTTAATAAAGCCACTAAACCGAGTGTCGGCACTGCCAATTACGTTACCGTTCTCGTCTACTTCTCGGACCTGAGCTACGTTACCGTCTGAGCCAAGAGAGGTTACTTTATAGTTGTCAATGTAGATGTCTTCAAAAGCATCAATCTCATGTGCTGCATAGGCAACAATACGACTTAGGTATTTATTATCTGTGCCATGCGCATGGTCAAAAACAATAACACCACCAATCTTAGTCTTGCCATAAATAACCTGATGATGAAGGGCAGAACCCTTCTGGTTTACTGTGTACCCACCAGTAGAAAGCCCAGCTACTTTGGACTGAAGCTCTTCTACCTGTCGTTGGTTCTGATAGGCTAAGTAGCCTTGGCCAACAGCACCGATGGTAATAAGGCCTATCGAGCCAAGTACACCTGTGCCAACAATGGCTGCGGTACTAAGACCAGCAGCAGCGCCTAGAAGAGTGGCACCAACAGTAACTGCCATGCTATTTTCCTATATACTTGGAGTACACTCGCTCGATCAGGCCAAAGCCTAAGAACTCCATTAGCTTGTCAAATGGTTTGTGTACTTTTGTATTGATAGTCAAGACTGAAACACCATCCTCTTTGAGGCACTTTTCTGCAAACTGTATCAGCTTGATACCAGTACGACCTTTCCTGTAGTCAGGGTGCAAGAAGATAATATCGTTAGAAGCGAACAGGTGATCCTTGTAGTGCATGTTGTATTGGATAACGACTACAAAGTACCCTACCAACAAGTCACCTTCTCTGGCTGTAAATATCTTCAGCACACCAGCTTGCTCTAAGACGTGGTAGGCATCCCAGTCTGGGTTTAACTTAATCTTGTCTTTGTTAAGGGCAATATCTTCCCAATGCTTTTGTATCAGTGGCCGGATGTCGTTCTCAACTGTAGGTAAGAACTCTTGTTGATACTTCATTCGGGTATAGACCCCCATATAATTTTCTTGGTCTGAAGACCTTCTACAAAATCCAAGCCTTTGTCTCCAGCGTACTTGTCTTTCTGGTATGCAGAGGTATAACGAGTAGCTGCTGGACGCTCCAAAGCTACCAGCTTATTCTCTACAGTTATTACAATGGTGCTGGTCTCTGGCCCCTCGTCAATCGTCATCTGATCCATATAACCAGAAAACACTTCAACGTAGTCTGCTGGCGTCCCCATGACACCAAAGTATATCTTACAGACTCGGCCTTGGTACTGTGTTTGTAGGGCATGACTAAGTAGGCTTGACGGGATGCCACTCATAGTAAGAGTAGCCCCCCTAGCTGCTATATCGGCTGTCTCTTCGATAGCCTCAATCTGTAGCAAGGCACCAGCGCCCTGATAGGTCTTGCTGTCAATGGTCTTGTCGCCAACACCAGTCCACAAGTATAGCTCACTAGGGGAGTCAAACAGTAGATCGACAGCGAA